AAGCATGATTCACTTCAAGAAAGTCATGGAAAAGAAAGAGACCATGATGCGTGATGGCAAGGAAGTAAAGCGGCATTGTGTTGAGCTTTGCATTTGCGGAATTAAGCCTGCATCAGTCTCTGAAACAAGTTCCGAAGATGAAATGGAAGAAGAAGACGATGAAGACGCTATCGAAATGGGCTTGAAGGCTGCCGAAAGCGAAATGGAAGACGAAGAAGAAAACGAAGATTAATTTTATGCCGAGCGATAAAACTATGCCTCCAACTGAGGCTCCAACACCAACAACAGAAGCGATGCCGGGTGAAATGGCCGCGCCAACCCCTGAAATGGCCGCTCCCGCTGAAAGTGGTCGCGTAATGGTTCAAATGCCATCTGATACATTTGATAATCTTTACACGCTATTCAATCAACTTGCTGCTGGTCTTGAAGCCCTCCGCGCTGAAGTTGACGCACAAAAACAAGGTGGCGCGGTTGCTCCTGCTGCTGAAGAAGCAATGGCTGCTGAAGCTGCAATGCCTGCCGATGAAGATTTTCTAAAAAGTATTGCACAAGAAGGCTCGATGCGATAATTTCGCACCATGTTTGTCTCTCAAATCTTTGAAGAATGCGCTGAAATCTTAGGAACAACTGACGAAAGCAAGATCTTTCGTAAGATTCAGCAGGCAGTAGCAACCCTAATGGAGTCAGGGCATTGGACTCACTCGATTGCTGATGTCGATGTCTGCACAGGTTGGGATAAATGCAGTATTACTCTTCCTCGCGGAATTGATGTTCCGCTTGCTGTCAATATTGATGGTTCTCCAACATATTTCCGTAATCGTCTATTTCAGTATCATGTAAATAAAGGCGGAATGTTTAATTCCGTTGAGTGGGCATGGGATGATCGTGGATATGTTGCAACACTGATGGACATCATCCAGCCTTCGCAGCTTGTAGCTGTAGCTGAACTAGAGAATGATGTCGGCAAGACAATTCGTGTTCTTGGTAAAGATCAGAGCAATAGGACGCTCCGTTCTCAGCTTGCTAATGGAACTGGAGTTGATGGACTTCTAATTCCGATTCACTCGCAGAGTGATTTTGCTTATGGAACGATTACTCCAGATGATGCTACCGTAAAAACTCGTAGCGTTGCAATCACTCCAATTAACTTGTTTGAGTCTGCAAGCGAGCATGGCCTTTCTTCTGGTCAAGGAATGAGCGTTACAGCGACAACTGGAACGATTCCTGTTGCGCTTGAGAATGGTCAAACATACTACATCGGAGTAATTGACGCCTACACGGTTCAGCTTTTTAATGATCCTCTTAATGCTCAGGCATTGCAGTATCCTATCAATCTTCAGAGCATTGTTATTCCTAATAGCCTTGAATTTAAGGATAGCCGTGAAGCGCAAGTTGTAACTGCCCTTGAACTAGCATCTGCTCCTGAATTTACGCTTGACGAGGCGAATCAAATTACATTCCCCGCAGGCCAGTCTTTGCCTTCTCCGCTTAACTCTGAAACGATTTACTATGCGAACGCTGAAGATAACACGCATCTGACGGTTTTCGAAAGCGAGAATGATGCGAAAAAGAATATCAATCCAGTTTACACTACTGGAACTACTGGGCCTGTGCCTCCTGCACCCGGAACGCTAGAAGTAGATATTCGCAAACAAATTGATCCTCAGACAACGCTGACATTTGCTGTTCGTCATTACTACAATGATGGAGATCAGGTTCAGGCATTTACTGCATCTGGAACACTGCCAAAGCCACTCATTGCAAACCAGAACTACTTCGTAAATGTCATTGATCCATTTACGATTTCATTGCACGAAAATAAGGCTGATGCTGTTGCATCTACTCCAACTAGCCTTGTTAATCCTATTGTTCTTAAAGATTCTGGCAGTGGCACAAATTCTATTGTAAAGCTAATTGCAGCTACTGTTACTACTGGAACATCATCTCAGATTACCGCTCCGGGGCTTAATATTGCTACACCATCTGGAACTGGCGCACAATTCCAAGCAGTAACAGTTGGATCAGTTGTTGCTATTACTGTCACCGCTGGAGGTTCTGGCTATACATCTACCCCTACGGTTACATTCTCTGACCCACCATCTCAGCCTCCGGGAAGTAATATTGCAACATCTACGGCGACTGGATATGCCATTCTTGTTTCTGGCGCAGTAAATCAAGTTGTGATTACAAGTGGTGGTCTTGGATATTCTGATGCCCCAACGATTACATTTAGCGGAGGTGCGCCAACAACTGCCGCAACTGCAACTGCTAGGGTTCAGACTTCATTTGTTGCAAGTTTCAAGAAAATCTCTGGAGGGTTGAATTACACAGAGCCTCCTCAAGTTAAAATCTCTGGTGGAGGCGGAACTGGTGCTACAGCTACAGCTACTATTAATAGTGCGCTACTTAATGTTTCTTCATTGACTTCTGCTGCAACGATTGCTACAGCTACAACTACTGCTCCACATGGCTATAGCATTGGTCAATCTGTCACTATTGCTGGGGCTGCACCCAATGTCTATAATGGAACAAAAGTTATCACTTCGGTTCCGTTAACTACAATAAGTGTTACTGGTATTACTAGGTCTGGAACAACTGCTACTGCGACGACATCAGTTCCTCACGATTATTCAACTGGCGATCTTGTCACAATATCTGGAGCGAGTCCCGCTGGATACAATGGAACATTTGTTGTTACAGTATTTTCAAATCCAAATGAATTTACTTACAGTGTTGCATCAACACTAACGACCCCCGCAACTGGAACTATTACTTCAAGTGTTCCAGACAAAACAGGAACAACTTTTACATACGCAGTTCCATCTGGAACCGCATCTCCTGCTACTGGAACAATTACTGCATTTTCTGGTGAAGTAACTTCCATTCAGGTTGTAACTTCTGGAAGTGGATATACTTCTGCTCCAACAGTAACTATTACTCCATCAACTGGTGTATTTGTTGCATTTACTTCTACTGGATCGCTTCCCGCGCCTTTGGTTTCTGGAACTGCATATCGCGCAGAAATTCCCCTTAATACTTCTACAGGAAACTTCACTGTAAAGGGGTCGGACTTTAGCGATATTAATATAACATCTACAGGAACTGGAACTGTTTTTGTTTCGCTTTCACGCTCATTTAGCGTCACATTCAATAATAATTGGGAAGGCACATTCAATAATCTTTCAACAGGTCAAGAAATTTACTTTGGAACTGATTACCTTCTTCCAAATACAAACCCATCTATTGATAATGGAGTTACTGCATTTTATCTTAATAAGATAAATAATGAGACTGCTAGGGTGTATGATTCTCAAGCAAATGCAATAGCTGGAGGATCAACTGGACTTATTACTATTACATCATTTGGTTCTGGTCAGTCTTACTATGCTCTTAGAAAGTCATTCCAATCACTTCCATTTGGAGATTTAATCACTCCTAGCACTATTCAGTTCCTAAATGAAGATGAAATTGTTAGATTTTCTAGCACTAATACGCTTCCATCTCCGCTAGTTGCTGGAACTGACTATTCGATTAAGCTATTTGGAAATTCCGTTAAGGTATATCTTGGCTCAACGCTACAGCAGCTAACAACGCCGGGAATCGGTCAACTTAGCATTGATATTATTCGCACATTTAATGTTCTGCCATCTACCAGCATTGATGCGTATCAAGCTCAGTTCAACACCGGAGATGCTGTTGTTCCTCGCGCTAAAGATGGCGATTCCCTTCCAACTGGTTTGACTGCTGGAACGACATACTACGCTCGCAGGATAGATAATGATTCGTTTGAGCTATACAATACTGTTAATAACGCTAAGAATGATCCGTCGATAGTTGGCCGCATTTCTTATACCACTAGCGGCAATACCAATGAATCTACATTCATTATTGATTCCATAACTCCTCCAATATTCGTTAAGTCTGTCTATCAAGTCGATAAGCCGATTACTGAGGGTTACGTTTCACTTTACGCTTACGACTATGGCCGTAGCAATGATATGACTCTGATTGGTCAATATCATCCATCTGAAGTAAATCCTCAGTATCGCAGGATTCGCATTGGCAAGCCCTGTGCGTGGGCTAGGATTTCTTATCGCATCCAGACTCCAAGCATCACAAGCATCTATGACTTCATCCCACTAGAGCAAGAGCGAGCAATCATTACTGCTGTTCACGCTTGCGATTTAGAAGATAAAGATTTTGCAGATCAATCGGCTCGCTACTGGCAGATTGCCTTTGCTTATCTAAAGAATCAGCAAGAAAGTATTGATGGTCACGCAATGTCAGTGCCGCAGATTAATTCCGTTTGCTACGCAGAGGGAGATGGCGCAGATCCAGTAATGTTCTAATGAAAAGCGCGCAGATTACTTCAGGAAGAGAAGTCAGGGCTTCGGCTGGTTGGCTTCTGGGTGTAAACTCAGTTCGCAATCCTTGGGCATTGCCTGACAATCAAATTAAATGGGCCGTGAACTGCTCTGTTCGCGGTGGAGTAGTCCAGACTAGGCCGGGATATTCTATGAGGCTTTCTCTGCCCCCCGGTAACTTCCAAGGCGGTATTTTGTTTGCAGCAAACAAGCAGTCTAACGCATCTGAGTCGATAGTCCAAAATGGAGTAACAAAAGTTATTCCAGCACAAATTTTCAATGCAGACGGAACTACTGTTGTTGCTGATGAAATTCCTTATGTGGTCTTTGCTGTAAATGGCAGCGTTTACTACTCTCCGTTTCCATTAACTCAACCTAAAAGCTGGGAGGATTTTCGACTTAAAAATATCCAGTTTGACCCAAGCGTAGATCAGGTTGTTTTTACTCTAGCAACTCAGACCGCACAGGTTTCAACTGGAGGCGATGTCACTGTTACTCCATCGCATCGCATCGTTGTAATTCAAGATGGCATTTCTGCTCCCTCATACTGGGACGGATCAAATCAAACTGGCATTCAGACAACTTCCATTCCTACTGGATACTGGATGGCCTTTAGTGGTAATCGCCTTTGGGTTTCTGCCAAAAATATCGTATTGGCATCAGATCTTGGAGACCCAACTTCTTTTACTGAGAGGCTGACTGGAACTGGCCGTGGTGACTTTGCGTTTGCTCGCGTTGTCACCGGAATGACGAATTACATTGGTCAGGATAACGAAACAAAACTGATTGTATTTACTGATCGTGCGACATACTCACTGGCAAGTGGAATCTACGACAGAACGCAGTGGATAAGCACCGCTAACTTTCAAACCACATTGTATCCAACTGTCGGATGCGTTTCCGGTAAATCTATTTCTTTCCAAGCTGGACAAATGTGGTGGTATTCCCAAGGCGGGCTAATATCTTCTGACATTGCGGCGTCAGTCTATGTTACATCGGAGTCGCTTTATCGAGATGTTGAGATGGCTCGCATTAAGGCATACATGGCTGGAGATACATCTAAGATTTGCGCGATGACATTTGAGAATTATCTTCTCTATTCCGTGCCTTATCTGGAGCCTTGCAACTCTGCTACTATGGTTCTTGACTACGCTCCAGCAGCAGAGTGGGGAACTCAAAAGATTCCAGCATGGTGTGGCGTATGGACTGGCACTCGTCCCGTAGAGTGGATTTCTGGAGTGATTGATGGAACGCCTCGTTGCTTCCATTTTTCCATTGACTACTCAGCGACAAATGATGGCTCATACAACCATCTCTGGGAGGCATTCACTGAGCGCAGGGCTGATACCTATTTTGACATAGATCCAGATGGTGGAATCATTGAAAAAGTCAATCGAATTTACTGCCAGATGGAAACTGGGCTTTTAGGGGATGGTCTTGATTTCAAGCAATTCCAGTATGGTGAAATTGAGGCTTGTGAAATTGGCGGAACCGTGGATGTCAAGGCTTCGTATCGAGGATCAAAGGGAACATACCAAAATATTCTTGAAACAAAAATATTGGCAGTCACTGACGATTATCAGTGGGTCAATACAGATCTTTCTGACGAGATAGAGGGCCTTGGTTTTCTAAATACGCAATACCGCAGGCTAATAACAGAAAGTGCCAGCAGAAAGGCATCGTCTGTTACCTGTGAGTCAAAACTAACCAATGACATTGATAAAGCGTTTTCTATGCTTATCGAGTGGTGCGGTGAGTTTGGCGTCGAATCATTAAGGATATTCCTTGATCCTTGGAGCGAGCGAAGCACTGGCGTCCCTAATTCTCCAGAAGTTAAATCGTGTGTTATTTCTCAGGACGGGACTAGCCTTACTGTTGATCTTCTGCCAAGTCCATACGAGCAAGCCGACACATCTCAGAAATCTTGGTGGGCTAAAGAGTATAGAACCGTTAGTCTTCCATGCACCGCTAACCCAAGTAAATCTATTTCGGCAACGGCATCAGCGAGCTTTCTTTCCAGCATATCTCAAATTGATGCGAAAAACCAAGCTGGCATTCTTGCTGAAAATGCAGCAAGCAATGCGGCAAAACAATATCTGGCCCAAAACCCTTGCTAATATGCCATCAATTACAACAGCAACTAGAGAAGTAACTAGCTTCCCGTTTAAATACATCACTCCTTTCAAAAATGATCCAGTTGTTCCATTGTATTCATCCATTCCTCTATTCAATCCAGAGAAGGGGTGTTTGCCGTGTGCTGCTTGCGGGAATTACGCTGATCGCAAAAAAATCATTGCACAACAGGCAAACCGATTTAAAGATTATATTCCTAACGAAATTGCAGGCAATAATGCAAAAGTTGGATTTAATTAATAAATATGAAAACCCGAATAGACTATCGGCTTGTCCCTAAAGACTCATTTGAATTTGGAAACCTACAAGACTTTGCTGAGTCGTTTGACCATAAAATTGTCAACCATCCGAACATCAATGTTTACGCTCATTATCGGAATGGCGAGTTGTTTGGTTATTCTGACCACGTTTTTCTTCCTGTTGTCTATCCAGCTTTTCATCCAGAATTTACTAGGCCGCAAGATGTAATACAGGTTATGAGTGATTGGAGGGCACACGCTCAACTTTCTGGAGGTCTTGGGTATATTGGCGTTCCACTAATTGATGATCGTCCTAAATTTACAAATGATGTAATGAATAAATTGGGATTGACTAAAATGGACAGGGAAATTTATAGTTACGATTCATTGACTTAAAATGGGTGGAGCTAAAACAGTAAACGCGCAACAGTATATTTCTAAACGCGATCCGTCGCGTGACATTGCTATTGCTATGGCAATGCAGCAAGCCCAAGCTCAACAGATGCAGAATCAAGCTGCTATGCTTCAGGAGTATGCTAAAATGACTCCAGAGATGCAGTCTTATGATGCGTCACAGCAATCTCAGAGGGCAGCACAACTAGGATTAGAGAACATTTTTCGTGCGAGAGAAATGGAGCGTATTACCAATCCAGAAGCTCAAGCATTTCGCCAACGTCAGTCTCAAGAGATTCAGGATCTTACTGATAAGCAGAATGTTGATAATTACATGCGCGAGTATATGCGGACTCAGGGACTTCCCTCGCAATACGCTACCGGGCTTGGTGATTCTACTATTGGCCGCGCTGCTATGTTTGATCGTGCGCTAGCCGCTAAACAAGCATACGAGGAAAATCTTGCTGCACAACGCCAATCGTATCTTACTGGACAACAGGCTCCAACTGGTGGTATTTCTCCAGAAGCATCTATTGCTGCAAAACAAGCCGCTCAAGCTCAAAATCTAGCTTCAATGGAAGCATACAAGCAAGGAATGCTTGGAAGTGCTGGACAGTTTGGACAGACAGGATTTCAATCTGCTATGAATCAATTTGCAAATCTTGGCGGAATCCAGCAAGCCAATCAGCAGTCCCAAATGCGCTATCAGCAGGCAATGCTTGAAAACCAAGCTCAGAATCTGGCCTCACAGAGAGCAATGACAGGCGCATGGATTCAAGCTGGCGGGAATGTTGCTTCTTCTGCCATTAGTGCTGCTGGCAGTGCTTATGGTGGCGGTGCGGGAGGTGGTGGTAAGTCATACGGGCAACAATTAAGTTCTCAATTGGGTAAAACTGGCGGAAGCTGGATGGACGATTAAAATAAATGAATAGACCGGACGACACTTCAATGTTTGCCCTAGTAGCCGCAAAGGCTGCAACGGGTGGTAGGTATCTTCAAAACCAAGGCGAATTGCTTGGTATGGCTGCTAGGATGGCTCCAGCAATGCAGACTTTTGATGCTTCAAGAGTGTCAAAAGAAGCTGCTGAATTTGGTCTTTCAAATTTTCTTGAATCAAGCGAACTCGAAAAATTAACAGATCCTTTTGCAGCAAAAATGCGAAAGGGGATGGGAAGCAGAATTGAAGAGGTTTCAAGCCTATCTTCAATTCAGCAAAGAGCAAAAGAATGGGCGCAAAGACAAGGGTTGGGTTCTGGATATTCTAGTGGCGTTGAAGGAACGATTGGGCGCGCTGCAATGTTTGATGCTGGAACAGAAGCGGGTCGTCAGGCTCGTCTCCGCGCATTGGCACTACAGCAGGGCTATCTAGCTCAAACTCCAGCCCCTGTTGGAGGGCTTGACCCCGCTACTGCTATTCAAGCTGAAATGCAAGCAAAAGCCGCCAATCTTCAAGCGATGCAGCAATACCAGCAAAATATCCTTGCAGGAGGTCAGAGATTGCAACAATCTACATCCGATTGGATCAATCAAAACCTTGGAGAATTGCAGCAAGCCAACAATGTCGCTCAACAGAACAAGCAGAACTACGAACAGGCAATGTATCAAAATGCTGTTCAAAATGCAGCATCTGGAAATGCACTGACTGGTCAAATGATTGGTGCTGGTGGTGCAGTTGCTGGAGCGGCGTTAGGTGCGGCAATTATTATTTAATGAGACAACAGCTAATAAATAAAACAATAAATAAAATAAAGGAATGGAATAAAAGGTGGCCTAGAGCAGTTGTTTTGTGGAGTGGAGGAAAAGACTCTACAGCATTGCTTCACCTTATCCGATACGGAGCAGAAATTGACACTCCTGTTATTCAGTATCGTCAGCCGAAATTCCGAGAGCGATATGCCTATTCTGATCGACTAATCAAAGAATGGGATTTAGAGGTTTACGAATATCCTCCCATGAAAGTAGCATTGGCAGACGGGCCAGATGTCAATACTGGCGAAGTTCGCTTTGACATGCTTCACTACTTCCAATGGGGCAGGGATTGCGTGATTTTGTCTCTAGGAACTGAGAAGCCAAAAGAAGGAGAGAAATTCCTGTGTGGAGTTACTGACTTCTTGCAGCGTCCAACTGGAACATTTAACTGGCCTTGGGGGGCTGTTTACATTGGAACAAAATTTGAGGATACCGATTTGATTAAGGGCCATGTTCCGCTAGCTCAAGACATCAGAATTGTTGACGGTTCACCAGTGTCTCTCTATCCGATGCGTGACTGGACAGATGAAGATATTTTCGGGTATTTAGAAGATAACGGAATTGAGCCAGACCCAACTAGGTATATCAAAGAAAATCAGCAGTGGAAGAATAATCCAGACAAGTCTCTTAATGCTGACTTCTACCCAGCTTGCTTTAACTGTGTAAATAGGCACATGGAACGTCATGTTCACTGCCCTAAACTCAATGCCACTATCACGAATATTAGTGACATGGCCCCGTATGAAGACATTGTGATTGATGACTTGGGATTTCGTCCTGTTGAATGGAAGAAATAACTAGCGATGATTGTCTTTCATGTGGAGCTTGCTGTTCATATAAGTGGTCTTGGCCTGTTCTTAAGCGAGATAGGTCTGATGCAGAAAAAATACCACATGAAATGCAAAGGATGGACTATCCATTAATGAAAACTGAAAACAATCGTTGCGTGGCTTTGGATGGAATTGTTGGAAGTTGTGTTTCATGTTCAATTTATTTTGACAGACCTGATTCTTGCAGGCAATTTAAGCCCAATGGCGAATTATGCCGAGAAGCAAGAAAAAAACTAAACATTAACAACAAACCTATTTAATATTATGGGCGGAGGCGGAGGCGGATCAAAACCTAAACCACAACCACAACCATCGGAAGATCCGATGATGAAATACTTGGCTCAAATGCAAAAAGATCAAAAGACTGGTCAAATTGCACAAGCTGAAGCTGCTCGAAAGGCACAGCAAGAAGCGATGCTTGAAACTCAGCGTCAATCTGCTCTTGCCTCCGCCCGTCAAGGAGAAATGGCTGCACAGCAATCTTTGTCTCAGGCTGGAGCAATTCAAAAAGCTCAAGACATGGCAGCGGCTGAAGCCCAACAAAAAGCATTTGGTTCTGCTGGTTCTGCCGCTATTGGCGGAGCATTCGATATTGGCAAAGCTCGCGGAGAGCAAGCCGCTAATCTCGCTGGAATGGGAAATATGCCTTCAATGGGAGGTCTGCCATATTATGGAATGGGTTCTGATGCTATGGACATTGGGCCAAAAGGCCGTTCTGCAAATATGTTCAATCTTCCAAAAACAAGCGGTCTGACATTTGGGGGACAATAATATGGGTGGATCTAGGAGAAGCGAGCCAGTTGTTCAGCAAGTCCCAAAGCAATCTGGGACTGATCCAGCAATTGCTATGATGATGCAACAGCAGCAGCAACAAGCGCAATCTGCCGCTAAACAAGCACGTCAAGCGGAAGAGGCGAGGAAACAAGCCTTGATAGAGCAACAACGCCAAGCTGGATTTGCAGCAGCGCAACAAGGCGAGGCCGCTGCTCGTCAGCAACTCAGTCAGTATGGAACTCAGCAACAAGTTGCAGACCAAGCATCACTTGCCGCTGCACAACAGGCTCAGGCGGCTACAGGTTCTAACGCAATAGCTGGTGGTGCTGGGCAAGCAAGCCAAGCCGAAAAAGCCGCATCAATGGGTATTGGTGGTGCTGGCACAGTAGCCCCCGCTCCAGCTATACCGGGAGCAACAACGCCTGCTAATGTTGGCGCTGCTGGAACTGGTCAGCCCGCAAATCTATTTAAACTTCCTTCTACATCTAATCTTACTTTTGGAGGCTCCTAATGGCTGAATATTCTTTTTCTCCTCAATTTGCTAACCTTACTGGCCTCCAGCCAGTCCATGCACTTGATGTTACTCGCGGTGCAAATCTTGAGTTTCGTCCACTTGACAGAATCCAGATAATGTCATCTCAGCCTGAGTTGATCGCTCAGTCTATTGCTGGTGCTGTTACCGATATTGCAAAGGGCGCGCTTGGTGGAATTACTGCAAACTTTGAGAAAAAGGAAGAGGAAGAAAGAGAGAAGCGTAAGTTTGCTCACGAGCTAATGCTTTATGGAGTTAAAGAAAAATCTGAAAATGCAGATTTCTTTGCAAAAGAAGAAGCTAGATGGATTGCTGAAAATAGCGGAAAGCCGGGGTTTGCTCAAAATCTTGCTAGATTCAGAAAGGCTTATTCTGGATTTTCTGATAGGGTTCCAGAAACTAAAGTTGAAACAGAGCCTTCTGATTTTGAAACTATAGAACCTCCGCTTCCGGAAGAACAACCAGATGTAAAGGCTGAATTTGTAACTCCAGAAGAAATTCCGCAAGACAGGCCGGGAGTATTTAGTTGGAGGCCAACTCCAAGAATGCCGAAAGAAACGCAACCTTTATCTGCTATTCCAGTTTCCACGGTAGCAGCAGAACCAGTTGCTCCAGCATTAGAAAAATTGCCACAAGCTGAACAGCAACCACAACCTACTGTAGTAACAACAGAGAAAAAACCTATTACTGGAGTTGATTATACTGAATATGATCAACCAATTACTCCTGATAAAAGATTCGAAACTGATGCTGAAGCTCAAAATTTTGCAGCTAGATTAAATAAACAATTAAAAGAGATTAATCCAGATTGGAAATATGAGGTAAATAATCTTGGCAAAGAAGATGCATGGAAAACATTAACCCCTGTTTCTGTTAGAGATGAAAGAATTAAAAGGGAGGAAGCTAAAATAAAAGAAGAAGCAAAGGCTATTAGAGAACAACAACAATTAGATATAGCTATATCAAAAGAGGCGAGAGAAGCCAAAGAAGCAGAAGAGAAGTCTGTGAAAATTAGTGATACAAATGTAAATCAATATAAAAGCCAAGTTCAGTTAGCCTCCTCAACTGTAAAAGAAATTAATGACTTAATTAAGTTAATTAAGGAAAATCCAAATACTGCTACTGGAGGATGGAGCACCAAACTTATGATGTTCCCCGGAAATAATGCTGCAAAAATTGCTAGGGGGATGATAAAAACAATTTATGCAAATGTTGCATTTAATCAATTAATGGAGATTAAAAAGGGTGGAGCAGGTCTTGGTGCATTAGATGCTGGAGAGCGTGAAGCCCTCGCCTCTACTGAGGGGTCTTTTGATCTTGATAATTTACCATCAGAATACATTATCCCAAGACTAGAACAACTTCGTGATGCAAGGTTAAAAGTAATTGATTCTACAGCAAAAGATATTCAAAAAGTTGATCCAGAATTTAAGATTCCTGCATTGGAATATCCTAAACCATCTAAAAAGAAAACAAAGAAAGATACAACTCAAGAAATAGCGCAGGCTGGGAGTGTTCCAGTTATTAAAAGTCAAGAAGAATTTGATAAATTGCCTAGCGGTTCAAAATTTACGTATCCCGGAAGCTCTAAAATCGAAACTAAAAAATAAAAATGGCTTGGAAACCCTCTAAAGATTCAATTGTTCAAGAAGAAGAGTCGTGGACTCCTCCTAGTGGTTCTGTAGTTAGTGAAGAAGAAGTTACTCCTGAAGAAGATCAGGTAGAGGAAGAAGAGCCTTCAATGACAAAAAAAGGCGTTGCTGGTGCTGTAGTCCGTGGGGTTTCCCCTACTGCTGCACAAGCTGGTGCTGGCGCATTGCTAGGAATCCCATTTGGCCCGCCCGGAATGGCTATTGGTGCTGCTGGAGGTGTTATTACTGGACAACTTGCAGACCTTACAATTGATCTTGTTAATTCTAATTTCGGAACAAATTATTCAAATACTAAAGATGCTGTAACTCATGTCTTGAATAAGATAGGTGTTCCAGAAGCAGAATCCTCTGGAGAGAAAATTATTCAGGCTGTTACTGAGGGAGCCGCTCAAATGGGTGGCGGCGCAACTGCTCTTGGCGCATTAAGCAAAGCAACAACGCCTGCTGAAGCAATCCTTCCAATGAAGGAAAGGATAGCATCTGAAGAGGTTCGTAGATTCACAAAACTTATGGGGCAGCGTCCAGTTGAACAGGCATTGACTGGTGCTGCTGCTGGAGGCGCAATGGAGGCTATCGAGCAAGGAGGTGGAGGCGCATTAGCTCAACTTGGTGGTGGTCTTGCTACTGGCATTGCTGTTCCTATGGCTGGTTCTGGATTGAGAGGACTAATCTCACTTCTGCCAAGAACTGCTGCACAAAAAGCAAAGCAAGCGGAAGAATTGGCTGCTTCTGCATATCAAGGAATGGTCTTTAATAAGAAACAAGCACTTGATGACCTCGCTCGTTCACAAGAAGTAAGCGATGCACAAGTTAGAATGATGACTGGAGACATTACTGGCGATCCGGGGCTTCTTGCTATGCAAGATATGCTTGAACGCGAGTCCAATGTTCTAGCAAGCCGAAAACTTGAGAATATAGCTGGCATGTCTCGTAAGCTTGGCGAAGGATTAGCTCCGGTTGGCGCATCTCCTGAAGAGACTCAAGGCTACTTCAAGTCTGTCATTGATAACATAGTTTCTGAATCCGAGAAGAATAGGCAGGCCGCTATTGCTAAAGGCGATATGGAGTCTGCTAAGTTGATTGAAGAAGCGAATGCAAAAGCATCTGCAATAAAAGCTAAAGCAGATCAGAATGTTCTTTCTGCTGAAGAGGCATTTCAACAGATCAAGGATGACTATCAGAATCTCTTTACTGATCTTTCTTCTCTAAAGGAATCTACTGTTAAGGATAGGCTTAGTGAAAGTGCATTTGAAGCAATTAGCAGGCAAAAAGATCGAGAGAAGATTTACATCAATGATCTTTATGATGCAGCAGAGCGTGAAGTCCCTGAATTTTTTCAAAGGAATACTGCTGCCGCAAAAGAACAGCTTGTAAAAGAATTTGGCGAAGAACGTAGGCTTCCCAACGAAGTTAAAAAGATTCTTTCTGAGGTTCAAGACGCTGAAGGTAATTTGCAACCCCGAACGCTCAATCAACTTCGTGCCGATATTCGTGCAATCAACTCTGAGATTCGTGCTGCTCAATCTAGTGCTGCAAGGCAAGCTGAAGTTCCTGCTTTGATAAAATTTAAAGAAGCACTTAATAAGGACATTGAATCACTTGAAGGAGGTATTCTTCAAGGAGACAAACGTATTTTGGGTCAAATTCGAGAAGCAGGAAGTGAAAATCTTAAAAAGGCTAATCGTGCATACTTTGAGTATGCACAACGATATAAAGAAGGCGCATCCGGGGACGTCTTTGGGCCAAAAGCATTGACATCAAAAACACTGGATCAGTTTATTAAGAAGAGTGAAGGGTCTGCCTCTCCAGAAGAAATTAAGCGTTTGAGGGCGGCTATTATTGGCAAGACAGATATTCCTAACATGACCCCAGATCAGATTGCAGCAGCAGAAACTGATCGCGCTACTGCTATCCAGAATGTCTCTGACTGGGTTATTAGCAAGATGTCTGGCGAGGTTAAGGGTGTAAAAACTTCTCAGTCTATAGAGAATTGGTTGCAGACAAAAGGCAATCGCATTCTTGAAGTTTTCCCTGAATCACGTCCTCGCATTGCTCAAATACAGAATAAATTTAGGACTCTTGAGGATCAGGTTAAACAGGCCCAAAATGCAGTAAAAGACTTCAAGGCGCAACGAATTGCTGAAGGAGAGCAAGCGTCTCTTGTTGAATCTCAGGCTAATGCAATGTCAAAAGAGATTCAGAATCAATACAACGATCAAGTTAAAAAGATTAATGATGAGATTAAACTTGTATCTAACCCCAACTCTAATCCCGCCGCTGCATTTATCGGCGGAAATCCACAGGCAATTATAAGTCAAGTAATGTCTTCTAGTAAAGGAGATATAAAGAATAATATTGAAAATCTTGTAAATCTTGCATCAAAAGATGAAACAGGAAAAGCACTTGAAGGATTAAAAAATTCAGTTAGAGGGTGGATGAATATTCAATCAAGAAGTAGGACTGGACAAACTGTTGAAAGAGGGATTCCTAGCGAACAAGTAACTATTAATAACTATAAAGCTAGTCTTGAAAAAATGCGGAAAATAATGGAGCCGGGTTCTGATACCAGAAATGCTCTTGAATTAATTTTTGGAAAAGACTCTCCAGAACTTGCTACTACTGACAAGGTAATTCAACAGCTAAATATGATGTCTAGGGAGACAGCTCTTGGCACATCAGCAATGAGGACTCCAGAAGATAAAACTGCCGCAGTAAAAGATAACGTATTATCTCTTGTTGGAATGACGGTTGGCGGTCTTAGAGGATTTGTTGCTGCAAAATCAATTGACGTGCTTAGAAAAATTGAAAAAAATTACGGCAAAGAGGTTCTTGAGCTTTACAAGAATATGCTTGTTGATTCCATGACTGATCCAGAGCTTGCAAGCAAGCTACTTCTTAGGATAAACGAAGAAAACTTCCCAACTATTCAGCGTGTATTTGCTGACTACGGAATTAAGAACTTGAAAGCTTCTGATTTTGGTCTAAAGACTACAGAACCAGAACCTGAAGAAGAACAAGAAGAACAACCTGAAATTTCATTTCAAGAAGAATAATTAAAACTATGCCTATCCGTAAATGTGCCTCACAAAATTGTTTCAAACGTAATGTAGCGGCTGAAATTAAATCTGGGAAAAAGCCTTCTCAGGCCGTTGCGATTGCCTATAGTGTCCAGCGTAAAGCTCGCGCTAAAAAGGCTGCGATGACTCGAAAGAAAGTGAAGTAATATTTCTAGCTAGTTTATAGCTAGCTCAATTAGATATGGCACATGATTATTGGAATATTCTTGTTCTTGCTGTTGCTGTGTTCATTGGAGGTGGATTTGCTATTGCATCGGCGCAATGGTGGGATGACCGATGAAACATTTGACGGTCGTGGTATTGATAGCAGCAAAGACAAATGAGGTTTGAGGCTAAATCAATAGATCCATCTTTAATTTCTGATACTGAATCTGGAGAATATGATGTTATTGCAGACAGCATAATTCTTCCAGTTATTGATTATGGTGCTAGGGAAGATAATTCTTTTTTGGTTGCACTACGCAACCTTGTTCAAGTTTATCTTTCGAGCAAAGATATTGCGGCATCGCATTCCGTTGCAGATAAAGTGCAGGAGAATGTTTGTGACGCACTAGGGATCAATATTGAAGACCATAACGCATGGTCTGAAAGGGCTAAAGACGAGGCTAGAAGGGCGCAAGGGCAGCTTCAGTCAGCAATACTCAGAGATGGGCCTAGATTCTGGACTGAGCTTCATCTATTCTCGTTTCGCAATAGGAACTGCGAGGATCGCGCATTCATCAAGAATTGGTTTGATAATTGGGTTGATTCTATTCCGTGGAATGGTTGCCCATGCAAGGATCACTTTGACGACTATTGCAATCGCAATCCTCCTGATTTTTCAGACTTGTGGAAATGGGGAATTGAGATACACAATGATGTAAACATGCGAAACGGGAAAAAACAATTATCACTTTCTGAGGCAGAACAGCTATGGACAAAAAGGTTGCTATAAAAGATTCGGCACACGCTCATAGGAAAGCAGGTTACGAAGACAATGACCATGATCCTTGGTTTTATGAAACCTGCAAGATGGTGAATATTGCTTGCGATAAGTTCTGGACAATGACAGCAGAGCGCGCTAGGCTCAACGAATTATACTATAAATCAAGATGGGGACGAATATAAATACAAATCATCCTGCTTTTCCCGTTCAAGCATATCCCGGTGACGCATCAAACCCAAAGGTGCGCCCGAATACTGGTATGAGCATGAGAGATTATTTTGCCTCTAAGGCTATGAACGGATTGCTTGCAAATCCAGAAGAAATTAGCCTTAATGCACCGCTAGAAGAGATAGCTGATCTCCT